CTGAATTCGTGGTTTCGTTTCCATATGAATACTCTCGGAAGGTACGGGGCAGTTCCGATGTTCGCCGAGTTAAGACAATCCTTCAAACAGGGTTGAAAAACTCTCGGTTACTGGGTCACCCCTCCGAGAGTTTTCAAATCAGCGAGTTGTAGGTTTTGCCGTCATCGCGAACGGCTTCAAGCCCCGTCATTTCCTGCCACCGCTTGATGATCACATCAACGTAAACGGGGTCGAGTTCCATCAGGTAAGCGACGCGACCAGTTTCTTCAGCTGCGACCAATGTCGTCCCAGAGCCTCCAAAACTGTCAAAGACCACGTCTCCCTTCTTGGACGAGTTCTCCATGAGGTAGCGGAACAGCTCGACAGGTTTCATCGTCGGATGCTCGCCGTTTCTCATCGGGCGATCACAGTCAATAACCGTCGTCTGGCTTCTGTCTGAGTACCACTCATGACTCGCGCCGTCTTTCCACCCATAAAGGCAGGGTTCGTGTTTCCACTGGTAGTCCTGGCGACCAAGAACAAAGGCGTTCTTGTTCCAGATCAGGCACTCGCGCACCTTCCAGCCAACGTCTCGGCAAGCGCCACGGAAGTTGTATCCCTCCGAGTCGGCGTGCCAGATGTAGAAAACGCCGCCCGGCTCAAGGACGGTGTCCGCCATTGAAAACGCATCAACGAGGAACTGCCTAAAGGCCCCATCCTCCATCGAATCGTTTTCAATCGTAAGAGCGTCTTTCGTCTTGCCTTCGTAGGCTACGTTGTAGGGAGGGTCCGTCAGGTAGAGGTTTACCCTACCCCCCCCCACACAAGCTTAGAAATATCTGTGGCAGAGCATGAATCGCCGCACATTACCCGGTGGACACCAAGCGTCCAAACGTCGCCGCGTTTCGATACAGGGTCTGGCTTAGGCTCAGGAATATCAGGCTCGTCGGAACCGTCAGAATCGTCAACGGTCAATAAGTCGTCAAGCTCTTCCGAAGAAAAGCCTATGTCGTCAAGTTCCACGCCTTCCAGTTTCAGCTCTTCGAGTTCGACCTTTAGCAGTTCGTCGTCCCAGCCCGCGTCCAATGCGAGCTTGTTGTCAGCGAGAATGTAGGCGCGTTTCTGTGTTTTGCTCAGTCCCGCCAATTCGATCACGGGGACTTCGCTCATGCCGAGCTTTCGTGCTGCCGCTAGGCGGCCATGTCCCGCGAGAATGCCGTTTGTGCCGTCAACAAGAATTGGGTTAGTCCAGCCAAATTCTTGGATCGATCCCGCAATGCGAGAAACCTGCTCATCGCTATGCGTTCGAGCGTTTCGGGCGTAGGGTATGAGGTCTGCGACCTTTCGGTATTCCACCTTGAGCCGCGTGGACGGCGTAATTTCGTTGCCCATCTCGACCTCCTCAAGTCGTTTGCTGGACGAAAAAAAACTCCCGTAGTTTCCTACGAGAGTTCGTGTGTTCTTTGTTTTTGGCGTTTACTTGGGAAACGTCAAGCCCAAGGCTTTCAGTCGTTCTTGCGTTTTGGGGCTTGTTGTCAAATCCTTGAGATTTGGCATAACTCGCTTTAAACAATCACTCGTTGCATCAGGCTTGGCGACGGCGGCGGCCTCCTCGGGCGTCAGCGCACCAGCGACCCCGACAGAAACAGCTATCAGTTTGCTTAACCATTCCTCTTTTGGTGCGCGACCTTTTTCAAGCTCTTCCAGACACGCTGTTGCGCCGTCTTGGAATTTTTTCACCATGTAAGGGACGGTCTGGCACTCGCTAAATCGAACGTTTCCGACCGAAAGACCGTCTACATTGCACAGAAGCGCAATTCTCTGCCCCCTGTCGAAATCGGCAATGTAATCGGATTGCTCTTCCTGTTTTGCGAATGTCGCGGTAGGCGTCACAACCCTTTGCGGACTTGAGAAAACAACCATTGCGGTATTGAAGCTGTTAACGCGAACCTCATCAATTCGCCCCTCAATCAAAACCTGTTTGCCCTTGTACTTTTTGTTTGCACGAAGTTCGTTACTCTGAAACTCGCGCTCAATTACGTCGACGTCTTGGTAGATTGGGTTTGTACCTCCGGCGGCTATTGCAAACGTTGCCGCCTGGTCCACGTTGTACGCGCCATTGATGTCGTCTCGCACAATGGTGTTAAAAACGTCCTTTTCGGTTTGCGTCAATCCCGCGAATGCCGAGGCGCAAAACAAACTGACCACAAAAGCCGTAACGGTTTTTCTCATTTTGGTTTAATCCTATGAAAGACTCATAACGAATGTTTTTGAGTCCTTCAAGGATCGCACCTCGCGCCCGTTTCCCGCATTGGCGTTTCCACCAATTGACGAGTTACTTGTGTTACTGGTTCTGCTGAACGGGCTTGCCGTCAGAACCGACGGGAACGTAAATGACCTGCGGTTGCTGAGGGGCCTGTGCCGGTTGCTTCGGTTCGTCGTCCTTCGTCATGGAGTCGTAAATGGCATTGCCCGCCATAGAACCCGCCGTCGAGCCGACAGCCGAACCCATGACGCTAGACCAGAACCCGCCGCCGCTTGACGTGGCGGAGCTGTTAACCGTCTGGTTGATGACAGTCGTATTTTTCTTCACAACGGTCGTGCGCTTCGGTGCATAGCTCTTCGTGGGAGCAGGACGGGAGAAAGATCGACCGCCGCTGAACCCACGACCACCTCGTGCTTCAGCTGCTGTAGAAACGAAAAAGGCGACCGCAATGGCCGCCACAATAGCTTTCTTCATAGGTAACCCAAGGAATTAGAGAGGGCGAGGATTTCTCCCCACCCAAGCCTTAGAGCAAACTGACCTAAGGTAGCGAATGGAAACCGCGCGGGTTGCGCATCGTTGAGAGGCGTGCGCGGTGTTGTAAACGAAAAAAGCCCGCAGTTCTTCACCACGGGCTCAATTACATCTTAACTCAAGCTAGCGTCAGCTCTGAAACGCTTGCATACGCTTGCGGGTTCGTTTCTTTCGGGCACGCCGAAGCTCCCATACGGGAGCCCANTGTTCGGCCCGAGGGCCGATTCTCATCCTTCGTCAATGTTGGAATGGGTTTCTTGTCTGCATCACCGTTCCTACCTC